ACATTAATATCATATTGACCAATAGTTAAATCATTAACCATTTCATTAATAGCTTGTGATTTATCATTATATACATTAACCATATATTCACTCATATCATTATTAGGTTGTACTACTCTAAATACTTTTTTATATGTATAATGTTCTTTAGCTAAATTATAAATTACTTGTCCAAGTCTTCTAAGTGAACCTTCAATATCTCTTAATTTAGATTTACTTCTTCTTTGTCCAAAATCTTCTAACATCATTGTAGCTGATGATGTATTAGGTGCAACAGCACTATTACCTTGCATCATCTCAAAAATGCCCATATTTAAATCAATATATTTTTCAATAAGTGCAGGCAATTGCATAACTGAATTAGATAAAGGTTGAGGAGAGGGAAAATGCGGTTCGCCAAAAGAAGGGTCATATTCAATAGTTGCATTTGGGTTTGCCCAATTTCTTTCCAGTTCCTCAATATCATCAACACTTCCTTGTGGTATAAGTAACTTTAATCCAGATGATGCTTGCGCATGCGATGTAATTAAAGACATTGTTTTATTTAAAAATCTTTGAAAATCTTTATTTTTTCTAACATCACTCATTGGATATGGTGTATTAGTCCAAATATTTGGTACAGGCACAATAGGGTATTTATCTGTATTTAAAACATATTCATATAATACTGTTTGTCCTAACGTGCATGTTAATTTAATTCTTGTTTGTTGTACTTCTACAACATCAATTAATTGATTTTCTAAAGCTTCTGCTATCTTAGGGTCAGATAAAAACTTTTCCATATTTTTAGTATCAAGTATTCTTTCTTCTCCTGATTGCATATCCATAATTCTATAATATGGAACTTTAACTTTAGAAAAATGTTCTATTAATTGATATTTTTCAGAACCTTCGCCTGTATCTTTATCTTTAACGTAATCAGGTGTAAATGTTCCTACTGTTCTTTCATTCATAGAAGAAGGGTATGTTTCATCTTCCCTGTAATTTTCTATTAAATCAATCATCATTTTTCCATCTTCTTGTACTTCTGATAATTGTGGATATAAATCTAACAATTGAAATTTTGTAAATATAGTAGATAACATCATGCCTGTTGCATCATCAAAATATCTACTTCTTGCATTAGGGTCAATAACAACTCTAAATGGGTCTACATATGTAAATTTTACTTCACCTCTACCATAATCAGCTTCCCTGTCAACATATGCATAAAAATAACCAAGTCCTGTAACAGAATAATCATGTATAGTTTGTTTGAATACTTCATTACCATCTGATATATTCCAAACATAATCCATAATAGTTCTCCAAACAGCTGCTAAATCACTGTCAGAGTCTTCTCTTGGCATTGCAGAAAATTTAGGTGGTTTAGATGTAATAATTGCTTTAAATTGTTCAATAGCAGAATATATTCTGTCTAATGGTATATTAGATTGATTTCTTTCTGCAAGTGCTTGAGCTTCATCTTCACTAAAATGATTACCTAAATAAAAATCTATATCTTCACGAGCATGGTCTTCCCACTCTTTACGAGCATCTGACCATCTATCATAAAGTTCTTTTACGTAAATTGCTTTTTTATCGGATTCTATCATGTTATGTAATATAGGAAATAATTATATTAATAATCAACCCCTTGCTCCTGTAATCCAATTATAGGTTTTTTTTGGTTTTTCCCACTCTTCTTTATTGTTTTTAATTTTTTTAATTTTATTGGCAGACTTACTACCTTTAGCAAACTGTGTTGATAACCAAAATGCATCAATTGTATCATCATGACTTCCTTTTGGAAAATCTAATAATTCACCAATAAATTCATGCATATCTTTTTTAAGATGCACAGCACCTGCTTTAAACATTGGTTGCAATCCTTCAAATAATCTATCTTTCTTTTTTTGATTACCATAACCTTTAATACCTTGCTCTATACCAGGTAAAAACTTTCCTTCTTTTTTACTTCTTTTATGTATATAGTCTCTTAACATTTCCTGATATGATATAGTTTCAATATTTATTCTTTTAATTGGTTTGTATCGTTCAGCAATTTTAAATATTTCATCTGCACAGTCCATGGGTAATACTCTTTGTCTCCAATACTCAATAATATAATAATCATAATCAGCGGTAACGCCAATAACCATAATAACACTATAATCATTACGCCTACTAAGAGTTGAAGCAGGGTCAACACCAATGTAAATATTAACATACTCAATCTCTCCATCTTCTAACTTTATATACCAAGAATCTCTTTGATTATCAAATTTAATACTACCATTATATAAATTATCAACAATATCATTTTCACTAAAGATTTGGTCTTCAGGAGATTTAGCTTGATTCATATATTCTTGATAAAATTTAGACGGTGTACCAGAATCTATATAAAATTGTTTTCTTTCTTCTAATTTTTTTAAAGGCCACCTAGAAGGCCATAAAGGAGTGCCATCATCAAGTATTGCCTTGTATGTAATTAAATCCCAAGAATACTCTGAGCCATTATTCATTGCTTCTTTGTGATTCTTTACAAGTCCATTTAAAAATGAATCATAATGCACAATAGTTCCATTACACCATAAAAAACCACCTTTATCAAAATCAATAGCAGGATATACTGCTGCTGTAACCCAATTTTTTATTTGTTGTCTAGCTTCAGGAGTTTTTGTATTTAACTCAGATTCAAAGTCATCAAGTATAATTCCAGTATACCTTGTAGATAATTGCTTTTTACCACGCAGTCTTTGTGCTGCTCCCTTTGCAATCATCCTACAATTATTTGTTAATGTTATTTCGTTCTTAGTCCACTTATCACCTTGCAAGTCACCGAAATAATAGTGTATTGCAGGATTTGAGTATATGTGATTAGAAATCCAATTTAAATTATCAATAGCTTGGTCTTGTGCCTCGCCAACCCAAGCGATGAATTCTGGGCTTTCTTTATTCGCAAATAAGAACCGATGTAAAACCGCAGTTGCAGCTAAGGTTGACTTTGCGTGGTCACGAGGCAATACAAGCGCCAATTGTTGATTAGTTCTGTCTAAAAGTCTTTTGCCTACTACATTGTGGAAATCAGGAGTAGCTGAAGCGAGAAAGTCTTGCGGTGAAAATAATTTACCAAACACAACAAGGTCTTTATAAGCCATCTCAAGAACCTTTTCATTGTTTGATATATTACCATTAAGGTTTAAATTAGCCATGCATTAACAATTCCACTTACGTAGAGATTTGTTTATTCTTGAATTAGGGTCATTTGCTGTTTTGCTGCTAGTTAATTTCTTTTTCATGCCACTCATTCTAGCACAAAAAGATTTTCTTCTATTTGCAGCTTTGCTGCCTTTTTTAAGTTTAGATGGTTTAGTCGTTACAGCTGTTTTTAATTTAGAGCCAGGGTTTGCCCTTCTATATGAATCAACGCCTTTTTGATTTAAACCACCACTTGGGTTTTTACCTTCTTTACGTTGCCATGCAGGTGTTTTACCACCTTCCCTGTAAGACTGAACCCTCAACCTTGCGTCATTTATTTTCATGACTTTTTACTTCTTTTCCTTGCATCTTTTTTTGGAAAGCCAGCTTTCATATTAGCATAAGCTTCTTTAGTTATTGTAGATTTCTTTTTTGACCTACTAATACCTAATCTTTTTCTTTTATTAATATTTTCATATAATGACATTATTTGCCTGCTTTCTTCATTTTATGTGTTTTACCACCATGTTTCATATACATGTCTGTATCCATATGCATTTTACCACCATGCATCATTTTCTTTTTCATTTTACCGCCATACATCATTTTAGCTTTACCACCTTCTTTCATATAGCCCATTTTATTTCTTACTTTTTTTGGTAGTTTAGCTAAACCTGGATTTTTAGAAGAATCAACAGATTTTAATGCTTTGCCACCTTCTTCATACTTTTTCATTGCTTTGGTCATACCACCACCCATGTATTTAGACTTATGTGTTTTACCACCATGTCCATACATAAGCTTTCCACCTTTTTTGTATTGTGGCATACCAATCATGCTCATTCCTGTTTTACCACCACCTTCATACATTGTTTCATTTCTCATGCTTCCATCTGTAACCATATATCCTGGATTGTCTGCAGCCATTTTATTTGCTGCTTCCATTCCTTTATTATCATATGACATCTTAGCTATAGTTTTGCCTGTCATTTTATCTTTTACGTTTGGCATTATTTTTTGCTCCTTTTTCTTGCATCAGCCACTGGATAGTTATAATTATCAGGCAATTTACCATTTTTATTAATATATTCCAAAACTGGCTCTGTTTTTTTATTTACTGATTTTTTTTTAATTATATATTCCCCACCTTCTACTTCTATGGGTATTCCACCTTTTTTATGAGATGGCCCAACTAATGGCCCACCTAATTCTTTTTTCTTTGTATGACCGTATCCTTTTTTCTTAAACGATAAATGGTCAGCATGCGTATTTGCTTTTACAGTTTTATCGCCTTTATACATTAGATGTGGTTTAAATTTTTTATTTTTCATATTTTATTCGTTTGTTAAGCTTAATAATATATCATAAGCTGATGTTCCTCTATTATCACTTCTTTTTAAATTTTTACTTTCTGTATTTAAAGCGCCTATTTGTTCCCAATACTTGCTTATATCCATATTACCTTTATCTGGATTAACAAATTTTAATTCTTTAGCCGCTTCATCGTAATCACCTTTTTTAAAATCTTCAATAAATCCTGGAAACTCATTAAATAATTTAAACGCACCTAAGTTATATGCTAAATCAGTTATAACTCCTTGAGCTTCAGTTGATAATTTATTAAAATCTTTACCATATTTTTTTTTAACTACATTTTGAATTTCAAAATAATTATCAATATAATTTCTTTGCAAATCAAATTGCTCACCCAACATATTTACAAAATTTCTAAGAACACTATGTTCTTCACTACTACGAAGACTTAATGGTATATTATTTACAAGTGAATGTATGTTTTGATCATCATGTAAAGAAGCAGTTGCTAATGAATTAGCATACCAAGTGTTCCACTCATCCGATCCCGCATAACTACCACTTGGTGGTCTGTAAACATTGTTAAATGGGTGTACATTACTTGGATCTTTGTAAGATACACGAACATCCGTAAAGTGAGATT